CTGATTCTGCCTCTGGCGCGTTCTCCGATTCCGCGTCAGGGGCTTTTACTTTATGTCTGAGCCTAGTTCCCTGATCCGCTCAATGACGTCGGATGGTGCAATCTTTTTGACCGCTTCGGCATACAAGGCTCGTAGAGCGTCTTTGTCCTTCTGGAACGCTAGATTCTCCGCTTCCACTATCCAATCGCGCGTAGCGGGCTTCTGTGGCGTTTTACGAGCATTTACTTCGTCAAGTGACGCAATAGATTTGGTGTCGGCTCCGGTAGCTGCAACGATTGCTCTTCCCCAAGCTGATGTTTCAGCGACCATGACTTCTGAGTCTTTGGTGTAGGGAGTTTTGCCTGGCACTGGTTCCCATGCTGAGCCGATGCCGGGTCGCTGATCGTCGGCGGTGCGGAAGCAGGCCGCGACGTAAAGAATGTATTGTTGCTCGCCAATGGTGTGGAACTCGAGGCGCACTTGTTGCAGTGAGCCATCGGGATAGTTGGCTTTGAAGTCGCGGATGCGTGTTGCGACGTCGACGTAATCTTTGGCAAAGGCCATGTTGTTTTCTCCGATTCGATTTTGTTATTTAGTTATGTTCTTGGCTGCGAGTGTAGCACTACCAATCGACAGAATAGCAGCAACTATGTTCATAATCTGGCCTGCGAGTCCCTCAGTGGTGATTCCAAGGGTTACTAGGAGCGGAACGACGGTGCCGATTACGCGGTAGATCCATAGTCGAGTCTCTGCGTCAAGTTTCATTTTTTACCTTTCGGGGCTGGCTTTGCTTTGGGGCTGTTGGCCTGAATGTGTTTGATGGGGTCGACGAGCTTCTCGGCGATGCATTCGTGAACGTTCTTGCTCCTGGCGATGCTCAAGTGTAGGTGGCTGCCAGTGGTCAATGAGCCAGTGTTGCCGACCTTGCCGATAGCGTCGCCTAGTTTCAGCGTGTGACCAATAGCAAGTTTCGGCTGCTCGAGGAGGTGAGCGTATAGCACCCAGAGTCCGTCGCCAGTGTTTTGGATAATGCAGTTGCCTAGTCCATCTGACCAGAAGTTTGCGGTGACTTTGCCAGCAGTGATGGCCGGAATGGTTTTGCCTTCGCCGGGTGCCCAGTCTTGACCTCGGTGAGGATTTTTGCGATAGGAGGCTGTGTTGCCAAACTCGTCGCCACGCGTCGATGCTGCAAACGGTTCTTTGTATTCGACCATTACGCGTTCGCTATCGTGGTGACGGTTCCTGATGATCCGCGATATTTTAGTGCGCCTCCTTGAACGTAAAGGATGCCGCCAGATGTTGGGTTGGTTGTTGGCACGGTGTTTGCGTTTTTGATTGAAATAACATTTTTGCCACCACCGAAGTCACCATAAGTAAAGAAGGCCGCGTTAACCACACCAGCAGATTCAACGAGGGAGAACGCGTTAGCGACATTGCTCGTTCCGATATATGCCCCAGTTCCAGTTGCTCTAATTCCGTCTAAACTTTTAAGGGCTTGAGTAATGGTTGTTCCCTCATTGTTAACAACAAGCCCCTTTAACGATCCGTAAGTAATGACTTCAAAGATGTTTACTGGAGCATCGCCATCGTTTTGGGAGTTTACCGTCAAAGAAACTGTTGCATAGGCTCCGGTTATAGAGGCATTTGATGTTGGGGCTTTGCCAGCAAGTGCAGTCGTTAGCCCAGTGACTTGAGACTGAGCGACAGTCAACGCTGATTGAGCAGTCCACTGCGTGTTGTAATCAGTTCCATTGACCTTGGATAGCAGCTGCCCAGTAGTTCCGCCAACGGGAACGCCTTGACCGTTAGTTCCATTGGTTCCGTTAGTTCCATTAGTGCCTGCTGCACCGGTAGCACCCGTAGCACCTGTGGCTCCTTGAATGCCTTGAATGCCTTGTGGGCCAGTGGCTCCAGTTGCGCCAGTGTCACCTTTAGGGCCTTGAGCACCAGTAGCACCTGTGGCTCCCTGAGCACCAGTGGCACCCGTATCGCCTTTGAGGCCTTGAGCACCAGTGGCACCTTGAGCACCAGTAGCACCAGTTGCGCCAGTAGAACCGGCAGGCCCAGTTGCGCCTGTCGGGCCAGTAGCACCCTGTAAGCCGGTAGTGCCAAGTGAGATTACGGCATTGGTTTCTGTGACTGTGATTGTTGCATTAGGCATAAGTGATCTCCGCGCTAACTGTAAATGAACCTTGAATAAGTCGTGTGACGGTTCCTGCTTGGGTCAGTTCCAAGTCGTATAAATAAGAACCTGGCGCGATTGCCGCCATCTGAGTTGCAGTGATGCCAAGAACGATAGTTCCAGCTGCGCCGCCAAGTGTGATTCCACTTGCGTTAGTCAAGCTCAGAACTGCGTCTGACGATGCTTTTGCTCGAACTTTCATCGCCGCAGTGTAGCCGGTCAAGTTTACTAAGGAACCGTCAATCCTAAAAGTAAATGTGCGATCAAAAGTTGCTCCTTGAGGAGCGACAATGTTGTATGTGCCTGGTTCAATCATTAGATTCCTTTGATGATAAAAGTGACTAAAGCAGAGGTTGCTAAAGCGGTGGCTGTAGAAGTTATCCAGGCTGCTTGCCAGCGTGCTTTCTCGAGGTCGCGGATGCGTGTTTCGTGGTCGGCGATAATCTCTAGGCGTGCTTCAATGACTGCCAGGCGATTGCTTATGTCGGCCAGCAGGCTAGGGGTAGTCGCGCGAGGCGAGTCCTCAGCCATTACTCGGCGTCGGGGGTTACTTCAGCAGGCTTGCCTTTTGGGGCTGGCTTTGGTTCTGCTGGTGATGGCCATGGTGCGTTGTCAACGTTTCCCATTAGTTTTCCTCTGGTAGTAGGGTTTGGTGGCATCCGCCACATTCGGCTTTGACTGGTGAGTCTTCGCCAAAGTTGTATTCGATGCCCTCGTTTGGGCATCCTGAGTGGTTGCAGATGAAGATGCTCATTAGACTCCTTGATACATGATTGTGAACGAAAAGTAGTCGTTCGCCGCCCAAGTGTGTGGGATAGATCCGGTTTGAGTTGTTTGGTAAGCGTATGTTGCAGCTGCGTTTATGGCCTGCATTTTTGCCTCGGTTGTCGACAAGAACACTGTCCCAGAGTATGAACGGCCACCGACAGAGTCACGCATAAGGGCTGAACCGACTGTAAGTGATCTGTTTGCGGATGTTGCGTTGACTGGAAGTGAGATACCAATCTGACCGCTCACAGTTGGTGAAGTGGTTCCCATAGTCACGTAAACCTGAGCAACAATCGTTTTACCGATGCGTGCATAATAAGCCTGAACGACTCCACCGGTACCTTGTGTGAGGTTAGAGAATGTTGGCGTCCATGCGTTCCAGGCGAGGTCAAATATAATCCATGCTGAACCGTTATAGATTGTGTAATGATCGCTTGCAGTTAAATAAACCACCATGCCCTCAGTCGGCGATGTCAATGCTGCATCTCGAGTAGTCAAGTTTGTAAACACCATCACTGATTGGTTCATCAGATAGGTGTTGATGTCACTTGCTAGGGCTGGAGTGCCTGATACGAAAGTTTTGTAAGCCATTAGATACCTCTCCACAACTCTATTGTGATGTCCCAAGAACTTGGGGTAATGATGTCGATTTGTCGCGTAACAAAATACGTTTCGCTAAAGCTGATTCCGTTCAAGTCATAAGTGACAATGTTGGGGTCGAACATACGGTCGAACACCCACCAAGGCCAGAGTTGACCCTCACGTTTTGCTGCGCTGAAAGATAGTGATTCAACGCGGCGTATTTGAGTGCTCAAGTTTAGTCTATCGAGCCAGAGCTGTGTTCCGGTCGCGTCGTCGATTGGTAAGTCAACATTTAGGCTAATCGCTCCGTAAAGGTCAAATGCGTCCTGATTGCGTAGAGTCAGGGTCGAACCGCCTGTGTATGTTGCAACCACCTCATTAGGCAGGTCTCGAGAGTCGGCTTTCATGACTAGGTCGGTCATGCAGATATGTGTTAGTTCGTCGGAGTGGTTACTCGAAAACTCGAACGAGAATGTTTCCACGATGTTTGCCAAGTCTTGCTCGGAACGATAGTTGAGTGTGCCATCGCGGTCTAGCCATAATGCACCCAGTCCGGCGACAAGGCAGTCTTGGACGATTTCGCCGACCGTTGTATTGGTGTAGGTTTTGGCGGCCATGAAGTATATGTCTGGGTTTAGGTTGGCACTAATCCCGTAATAGTAGCTGTTTGCCAAGTCAGTTAGGACATCGCTTGGATACTTGTCCAACGAACCAATCGTGTAGGACGCGACTTTGGTGTTCAAAAAGTCTTGCATGGCATCGACGGCGTTGATGACGACGATATTATTGCCCTGCTGGTTGTAGGTGGCTTTGAAGTCACGAACATAGCCTTGCCAGATGGTGACAGTTGATCCTGGCGAGGTGTCTGGGTCGTGTTCGATGTTGATTCTGACCTGTGTGCCTGCATGGATGACACCGGTCGAGAATGGGTCGGTGGTTGCATCCTGCATCGAGATGCGTGCCGTTGACGTGGATGGTGCGTTGAAAATACCTGACTCGATGTCTGCACCGTTATTCAGTTCGATATTGAATGTTTCACAGATTAGGTTTTGCCAGTCAAGGCTAGATGGGTCACTGTCCCAAACTCCACCATCATCCCATCGGTTGACGCCCCAAACGAATGTGCCAGGGTCGGGAATGTAGAACTCGATGCTTAGGTTCTGGCGTAGGTCAAAAACATCGTTGGCCATTAGAGTGTGACCGTTCTGCCTCGACTGATTTCGTAACGTCTGATGGCTTGGACGATTTCTTCACCAGTGATCGAGGCCTTGTTGATGTTTATGACGTAAGTGTTGCCGCCATTCATGTTGCCAAGTTTGCTGAGTGGAATGATCGCTTCGGCCTGACCGGCTTCAGCAACGTTCACAAGGCTTCCTCCAGGCGAAGGCATTACCACACCACCTTGAGCCAGTTTAGGGATTTTGATGTGAGGCGCAAGAGGGATTTTGAAGCCTAGTGTTTGACCACCAATGAAGGGAACCCAGTCTGGCACTTTGAACTTGATTGAGTTCAGGCCTTTAGGGATCAGGTTGATTCCGTCAATGAAAAAGTTGACAAACCCTTCAATCATGCCAATAAAGCCATTGAATGTATTTTTTAGGAACGTGCTTACGCCTTTGAATGCGTTTGTGAATGCTTGACCAATGCCACCAATAACTCTCACTACGCTTCCGACAACCGGCACAATGCCTTTGAAAACTCCAGCCAGAATCTTGATGGTTGGAATAAGAACAGCGGTCAATCCTTGTGCCAGGGGAATAATGATTGGCAAGAGGGCATCAAGTAGATCGACGATTGGCGGCAGCAACTTGTCAATCAAAGGCAGCAGTGCTGTGACCAGTGCGTCAAAGATTGGTGCAAGGCCTTGAATGAGTTTGGCAAGTGTCGGTGCAATCTTGTCAATCAGTGGCCCCAAAGTAGTAATAAGTTTTTCTAAAACTGGCAAGAATGCTGCACCAATGGTTTCTTTTGCTTCATTGAGAGCAACAGAAAACTTGGCGAATGGACTTGCATTTGTTCCAGCTGCGCCTGCGACGGACTTGGCAAAGTCATCGACTCCGCCTTTTGTTGCTTTTAGTTGCGGAGCCATTTTGTAAAGTGAAGTTGTATTGCCATTTTGCGCTTGAATCAACGCTTTCATGACGGTTTCTAATGGCTTACCAGTAGCGGCAGCACCGTCAAGTCCAATCTTTAGTAACTCTTGAGCTTTGCTTAGATCTCCAGTGCCACGAACTGCGTTAGCCAATGCCGGGCGAAGGGCATCATCCAAGACACCAGTGCTTTTTGAGGTTGCCAGGATAAAGGCTTCATTTGACTTGATTTGAGCATCAGTCGCATCAGTGGATGTTTTGATTTGCAAAGCCAGCTTGTTTTGTGCAATCTGGTCTTCAGATGCGGCTTTAGCTGCGTCTGTAAGGCCTTTGACAATAGCAACGAATGAAACAGCACCTAGGGCAAGTTTCAGTTTCTTTGAGACGCCCTCAGTGGTTTTTTGAAAGCCAGTGAGTTTGTTGGATGCATCATCGACGCCTTTTTTGAGTCCTGCCGCATTAGCGACGAACTTGAAATTTAGAGTTGCGGCCATTCGGTCTCACCTCGACTTGAACCCAAAGCCTCAATAAAGGCTCTGTATTCGTAAAGTGTCAATGCCTCATACTCCGTTGGACTCATGCGAGTAGCAACACAGAACTCAGCTTTGCGTCGAGCTTGCTCCTCTCTCATTCTTTTGGGTCGGTTTCTTCACCTCCGAACAAGGCCGATGCTTCCTCCAGGGATAGGCTGCCGGCTTGCTCGAATGTGTAGTTTGGATCAGTGCGCTTCTTGTAAACAAAAATAATGGCTTTGAATACTCGACCGCGTGGCGCGTCGTCGGCCATGATTGAGTCAATGTTGCGTGAGGTTAAGTTCTCAATGAGTTCAATCTCGTTGAGAGTCATGCTGTTGAAGTCAATGGTTGCCATTTGTTATTCTCCGAGTCCGTATTTGTTGATCAGGTTTTGTAAATCACGTTGATAGTTGTTGATGATTTCCTGATAAGTGTATCCCAGTGCTTTGGCGAAGAACGGTTGTGGCTTGATGTTTCGCACAGTGCCAGGAGCAAGTTTGCCCTTATGGCTTGCACCAACCACTGACCAGCCCCAGTGAATAGGGTTTGCGTATGGAACCCGGGCATTACCAGCTGAAGCCTGAGCGTATCTTTGAGTCTTGGATGGGCGAAGCGTTGCTTTTAATGAACCAGTCAAAGATGGCACAAGTTTGCTGGCTGACTCGATTAGAGTTTCAGCTGCGTGCAAGTTTGCTTCGAGTAAGTCTGCCTTATCCGCTTCGAGAGCCTTGAGCTGCTTTTGAAGCAACCCAAGGCCTTCGATTTGGACAGAACCGCTCGAGACTGATTCTCGAGCCATGTTATTACGCTGAGGTCTTCTTGGTGAGGCCGAAGAATATTGGAGGCGTAGCTGATGGAGTGTGAACCGAGTTCTTGACCGTTAGCGTGGTCTCAAACTTTACGATGTCACCCGATGACAACGATAGAGGTGGCAGGTCGTCAAAGATAACCGTTCCCTCATAGATTGGCTGAGTGGCAGTTGCAGTGGAGTTGCCGAATGGCGCAACCTTGAATGCAACTTCAGTTCCGTAGTTTGCGAATAGCAGCTGGTAAAGAGATCCTGAGTCACCTGAAGCGATACCCGAGATTTTTAGTTTCCAGTTCTGCAACGGCTGAACCTCACAGAAGGTCTGCTGACCTCCGGGAGCGTCGGCCATGCTTAGTTCTACCATGTCAGCGTCGATTGCGTAATCAGTCGACAAGATTGTGAACTTGATGTTTGTTGCTTTGATTCTGGTCGATGCTGGCATCTTAGAACCTTTC